CGTCGAGCTTGGCGACCTCGGCGGTCTGGCGCTCTTGGGTGAGCTTGACGTCACCGATGTTGCGCTCGATGTCCGCCTTGGCGGTGTTGATGGCCTTGCCGACGAGGACGTCGACCTGGGCCTGGAGGGTGCTGCTGTCGGCCATCGTGGCCTCCTTTGGGTGGATGACCGGGAGGGCCGCCCGGCGCGGAGGGAAGGGGTCAGACGGAGGATGTGGAGACGGGGAAGAGCTTGGCGAGGGCGCGCTCGATGAGGGCGAACGTGTCGGCGTCGGCGTCGGCATCGGCCGGCGCGGCCTCCGCCCCGGTGACGTGCGCGGGGGTCTCTGCGGACACGTCGGCCGGGGCGGGGGGTTCGGCGGCGTCGGTGGACCGCTGCGCGATGGCATCGGGGTGCATCGGGGTGCCGACGATGCTGCATTCCATGAGGCGGGGCGCTTCATAGACGTAGCCGCGCTGTGCCCAGCGGGGGTCGTCGGTGGGGTACTTCGACCTGTCGGTCATCTTGCCGGGGATGAAGCCGACAGAGCAGGCATTCAAGACGCCCTCGGCAAGCTGCCGGGCGACGGCGCGGCTGGTCTCGGTGGCATCCGACGGGACGAAGGCGCCGGTCAGAGCCTTCACGCCGGGGGCGATGTCGGTCACCGACAGGTCGACCCACTTGCCGATGGGGAGGCCCCAACTGTTGTGATTGAAGAAGGCGACGGGGTTTTGGCTGAACCGCGACAGATCCCAATCCTGCATGACGAGGTCGTGGGCCTCATCGGGCGTGCTCATGGACATCACGAAGCGGTAGCGCGGGAGCTCGCCGTCGTTGGTGTCCGGCCGCTCATCGGGCATCGGCAGGGCGCGCAGCATGACCGACCGGAACAGGGCCGCCGGCTCGATCTCGCCGGGCTGCAGGCCACCGGCCGCGCGGCGCTCCACGAAGGCGCGGCGCACGTCGGCGGGGCGGGCGATGACCGGGGCGCAGAGCATGGGGTCAGTCCTCGAATACAGGCCGGGTCGCACACCGGCAGTTGATGTCTTGGCGGGCGATGCCGAAGCCGCCGGGGGACGGGGCTCGGGCCCCTACGTCTTGACCCGACGGTATCACGAACATGCCCCCGGGTGCAACACGTTGACCATGACAGCGGCGATGGGAGCGGTCAGGTTCGACAGGCAGCGGCGCGCGCACCCATTCGACCTCGAAGTCGACGCCGAGGTTGGCCGCTTGCCCATAGGCCAAGTCGGTCCCGGCCTGCAGGGCGCGGTTGGTCTCGGTGCGGGCGATGGTCAGGGCGCGGGCCGCGGAGAACGCCTGCGACGACCGGACGCGCTCTTGGATGTCGCCGATGGACTCGCCGGCGGTGATGCCTGCGATGACTTCGGCCTCGATCTGACGCTTGGTCGTCTCGTTGACGCGGGTGACCTGCTCAGCCAACAGGCCGGGCGTCGGGGTCAGGGTCGGTTCCCATGCGATGCCGCGGCCGTCCGGGGCTGTCAGCCATGCCCGGAACAGGCCCCAGCCGACTTGCACGGTCGCGCCGATGACGTTGGTCACGGCCTCGGCGATGGTCAGCGCCTCAGCAGCGACGTTGAAGAGCATGGCGATGTCGTCTGCGATGAGCACCCGGCGCACCGGGGCGGTCCCGGGAGGCGTCAATAGGCCAGCGCGTACACCCCGGGCTGCGTCAATAGCCCCGAGCCGGGCGATGAGACGGTCGCGCTGGGCACGGAGGGCCCCGGACCATGCGCGGAGCACAGCGCGCTCTTGATTGCGGCGGGCCTTGCCGACCAGCCTGCGCGACCGGGCCACCGTCAGGCGCGGGGGCTTGCCGGCGGCGCGGGTGACCGGGGCACGGCGGCCTGCGCGGCGCTTCGGCTTGCGCGCAGCCATGATCGCGTCCCTGCGCACGCGCGCCCAGCGCCGGCCGGCATCGCCACCCCAGAGCAGCCAAGCGATCCACTGCGCGGACGGGTCGGAGCGGTCTTCCCAGCCCGCGGCGGTCTGCTGCGCGCCGTGACGGGCGAAGAAGGAGTGCATCCGCAGGATCGTGCGGTCGCTGAGGTTCGCGCGGTTCGCGATGTCCCGGGCGCGCGCGACACCGACGGCAGTCCCGCCCCGGCCGTGCTCTTCGCGCAGGCGCAGGCCAAGGCGGGCGTTGGAAGCCATGCCCGCGGTCGGCTTGCGGTCGATGCCCTTGATGTCGCGGATGACGCTCACCCGTCGCCCCGGGCCGCGAGGGCCTCGGCGGCGGCGGTCAGGGCGGCGATGGCCTCGGCGCGCTCGTCATCGGTCGCGTCGGGGTTGGTCAGCACGTCGGCGGCATCGGACAGCGACGATGCAAGGTCAGCGTCTTCGGTGGCGAGGTCTTCGTCTTCGTCGAGGTCGTCGTCTTCGTCGCCCGGGGCGTCGTCGGCAGGCGCAGGCGCGGGGGTCTGCCCGGCGGGGGTCGCCGGGGCGGCGGGGGCGGTGAAGGCGCCCTCGGGCACGTCGTCCCAGCCCTCGTAGGCGTAGGCGGTCGCCGGGTCCATCCCGTTCGCGATGTGCAGCGCGATCCGGGCGAGGATGTCGCTGTCAGCAGCCTGCAGCGGTCCGACGCCGCTGAAATCGTGCTCGACGGTGATGCTGTCGTCCCGGTCAACGCGCCGGGCCAGCATCGTCATCGCCTCGTCCAGCGGCGCGATCTTGCCCTTCAGGTCGGTCCAGTACGACGTCAACTGCGCGCCGGCGGTGGCGAAGATGTTGGCTGCGTCGACGCCCAAGCGCACGGGCGGCACGCCAAAGACGGCGAGGATGAGGTCACGGGTCCACGTGCGCTGCGCGGGGCCATCCATGTCCTTCGGTGCCCAGTCGAGAAGGTCGAGCTCCGCGCCGGATGCGCCGAGGACAGCGACCCCGCCGTCGCTGTCGTTGAACAGGCGGGCGAGCTGCATCTTGATCTGCTCAACAGCCGGCTGACTCCACCCTGAGCCTTGGTCCTTGCTTGCTGGCCGGTAGATGGCGGCCGGACGGCCCGACCGGGCCTTGCGCGCGGTGCCGGCGGCGAGGGCTTGGTCGGCAGTCAGGTCGGAGTGAAGCACCTGCGTCGCACCGACGCCGGCGAGGGCCTCGGGGCCGTCCAGCACGCCCAGCGTCAGGACGGACAGCACCGCTTCGGGCGGGTACTGCTTGACGCTGTCGCTGCCGATCTCGTACCCGAGCGGGGTGCCGTCGGCGGCGGGGATGACCCGGACGCGCTCGGGGTGGGCCCATCGCACGCCGATGGGGGCGCCGGTCAGGTTGCTGTAGAGCAGGACCGACGTGCTACGCCCGGCCAGAAGCATGTCCCGCACGGTCGCCTCGCGCCATGTGCGGCTGGACGGGTGCCCGCTGTTGGCGACGGCCTTGGGGAGCCAGTGGTTCTCGACGACTTCGCCCCGGCGCTTGACCACAATCGGCAAGGCGGCGAGGTCGCCGGCGATGGCGCGCACGCAGGCGTAAACCCACGGGTTCAGGTACGCGCTGAGCGCGATGGTGGGGCTGTACAAGCCCTCGGTCGGCGCTGCCGCGGCGTAGTCACCGCCGGCCACGAACTCGCGGGGGCGCTCCACCGGGTTGACCAGCCCGAGCGCACGGGCGACGGACAGGTAGGCGCGACCCCAGACGGACGTGGGGGCGACGGCAAGTGGCGCGGGGTCGGTCGGGGTGGCCATGCCGCGATCATAGCCCGGGGCGCGTGTCAAGGTCAACCGGTGCCCTCTTCGGTCGGGGTGCTGTACCGCCCGCGCAGGGCATAGACGAGGTAGCGCAGGACGTCGTGTGCGTGGTCATCGCCGTCGGTCTCCCAGCGGTCGGCGGTCTCGCCGTGGCGGCCTTTGCGCCAGACGAGGCGCGCCGTCTCACGGATGAGGTTGACGCACCGGTCGTGGATGATGATGCCGGGCGTGCCGTGCTTCGGTGACACGGTCATCCGGTCGAAGAGCACCTGAAACGAGGCGGCGCGGCCCTTCTCGGCTGGGGCGGTCGGCAGGTCGTAGAGCATGGACAACATGCCCCGCTGGTCCTTGCCCTCAGGGTCGGCCCATCTGGTCATTGGTGCATCGGGCGTCAGGCCGGTTCCGCTGCAGGTCTCGCAGCGATGGGTTCCCCCAGCGCAGCGCACGCGCCAGCGCGTCCACTCATCGCTGCCGACGCCGTCGGACGGTTGGCAGGCCGGGCAGCCCTCCACCGCCCAGATCGCGGCGGCGTGGTAGGCGAGGATTTCGTCTGCCTTGTAGTGCTCCCTGTAAACGTGGAGCACGTCGGCGCTCTCGTCATGTGCGGCCCACAGATGGCAGAAGGGCGCGCGGGCGCCGAAGTCGATCCCGCCGTAGCGGGGCCAGTGTGCCGGGGGGTCGAAGGACGGGACGACGTAGGGCGGGCCGTTGTGGAAGTCGGGGTGCACCGCACCCTCAAGCGCGACGATCTCGCCGCGGAGGCGCGACCGGCGGATGGCTTCGGGCTTCCCGGCCCACTTGTCAGCGACGACGGTCGGGCTGACGTGCGGGTTGTCCATCGCATGGAGGAAGGCCACGAACAGGCGCGGCGGCGGGGGCGTGCCTTTGTCCAAATGCCCAACGTTGGTGAGCAGGAAAGGGGTCCAGCCCGACAGGGGTGTCATCGTCGCGTAGACAAGGCCGTCGTAGTCGATGGTCCGGGCGCCGATGCTGTCGAACCCCTGCACAGACTGCGGCTCTTCGTCGACCCACGCGCCGTGGATTTTGGCGCCCTCAAAGGGGTTTTTCGCGTTGCCCTCGCTGGTGTTCTGGGCGAATGCCTTGCATACGATCTTGCCGCCGCCGGGCAGCCGGACCTCCGCCTCGTTGTCGGCCTCCCAGCCCCGCCGCTTTGACCCGGCGGGCAGGTACTTGTCCAGCTTCTCGCGCTGGATCGTGCGCGACATCGTGTGCGTCTGCGACACCGCCCAGAACAGGCCGGGGCCGCGCTGGATGCGGGCGAGCGGCAGGCCGTTGAGCCTT